GTGATCTTCCTTTGGTTCTTCGTATATTCTCAATCCATCTGGTGTAACTTTGATGGGTTTTTGTGGAAACATTTGTTTAAGTTTATATGTGTCTATCAGCGTGTTCGTCGATCCAACAAAGTCACATTCAAATTCCGATTGAAATTGCTGCTCGTTTGTGTTTCTTATAGTCTCTTCTTTCCATTTCTCATCACGAAGAGGACCACCGGCATACAAAGGAACCTGACTCCAGTGAACTTCTATTGGAATATATTCATTTCTCAATGGATCATCTTTAGGCCTTGTTGCACCTACCCAGTAGGTGTAAAACATATTAAGACCATTCGGAGTCGAAACCATTAAAACTTTCGTGGAAGTACCAGATGTAATGGTAGGATACACAGAACTAAAGAATTCTTCGGCAATATTTTGAGGAACATGTGCAAATTCGTCAAGAAAAATCATGTTAAAAGAACCACCGCGAATTGCCGATGCGGATGTAGAAGATGCCACAATTTTAGATCCGTTTTCTAATTCAATTGATCCCTTGTTCCATTCCACAATTCCCTGCTGCAACCACAGAGGAAGATATTCATAAGCCAATTTCAGACGATATAAAATTTCTCTGGATGTACTCTGTTTGTTAGCCAAAATTGCAACATTCATACTTTGATTAAATAAGATGTAGTGAAGAATGTATGCAACTATTGTCGTTGATTTACCACTCTGTCTTGGCAGTTTAGCAATAACAAAACGATTGTTATGAACCTTTTCTACAATGTCTTTTTGATAATCGTACAAATGAAAGGGAACAAGTCCTTTGTCCAAAGAAACAACTCTGATGTATTTTTCTATAAAATACGCAGGATTCTTTGCACATTTCACATACTCTTTGATCTGCTCTTTTGTAAAATCAATCTTTACACCAGCAGGTTTTAAATTTGCATTTCCTAAATATCCATTACTCATAATTACTCACCAATTATTTTTTTGTGTTGACTTCTTTCTGGATTTATTAGATCTTGTAAATCTGAGGTTGATCCAACATAAAAAGAATTATTTGTTGTATTTTTCTGTACTAGTTTCGTGTCATGCTTTCTGACATCTTTCACTTTCTTGTGCAACTCCATTATGTCTTTGTTTACATCTGCCACTGTTTTTATCATCTGGGAAACTACTTCGTATGCACGGGGATGATCACCTTCTTCTGCCACTCTTAATATTCCGCTAATCGCAACTTCACCGGTATCTACCAGATTTTTTAAAGACTTTCTTGCATCTCTGTAGTCTTTTTCTACATCATCTTTATTTTCGACTGTTATCGATTTTGTTTCTGTCTTTACAATAGGAGACTTTACGGGTTCGTAATCTACTCCTAAAGATTCTTCTATTGATTCTGAATCATGGTGTGATTTCATATGTAACATCTCCACTTGTTCCTGTTGCGTAATCACCAGTAACCTGCGCTCTTAAGATCTGAGGATCGCTTATAGAATCATACTTGTACATGTCTAGGACATCTACAGTAACACCTTGGATCGGTCCTCCAGTGGTTACAGGTCCATAGACATATGTCTTTGCGGTGAAACTTAAAGTAGAAACAACAGATCTTCTAGTCTGAAAATCCCCAGCATAATCTTCTTGTATTTGCATTGCATTTAAGTTAATAGGAACATCAACTTTAGTGTGAGAAGTATTAAGATTTAGAGTCATGTTAAAATTAGGAGAGAAGTAAGGTAGTATTTGCTCTACTATTTGTAGATTTTCTTCAATATATCTTGTAAAAATATAAAGACCAAAACTCACATTATATGGAACTTCATTATACATTTGCTGGTATGATGTGCCATTTTTGTATGTTTTCTTTCTTAATTTATTTGTCACTCTTTCTAGATCATAAATTACCGCTGTTATATCAAAACCCATTGCTGGGAGAGTTACTTGTGTTTTTGTTATGTCATCAGAAATAGAACTCATGTTTCTAATTCTTCTGATGAATTTTTCTTTGGGGGAGTATGTGATAGGTACTCTTATTTTTTCCTGTAGAGCATTATTAGAATCATATTTGCCAATTTGAATTTGATTAAACAAATTACCAAATGAAACTACCAATTTTCTTAACGATTCGTTATAAAAATATTGAAACACTAGTAATTACCTTCCGAGAATGGATCTTTGTCAGTGAAGTCTATAATAGAAGTTCCCTCTGATTGAAGTTTGTCATTGTCACCAGCAGTAATTCCAACTGGATCCATTGGTATGATAATATCTCCACTAAGTCCTTGTCTATCAGTTTCTAACTTATCTATAAGAGTATCTCCAGTATTGAAGTCTTCATTACTGTATGTGAAGACTTCGCATTGTAATTCATATGAATACAGTTTTCCTACTTGGTAGAATGGATTTTCGTGTTCAACAAAATTAATTTCGAACATAGTTCTACTAAGAGGAAAATAAATCAAGTCTCCCTCTCTGGGTCGTTTTATACTAGAAATTATTGTTGTAATTTCTTGTTCAAATCTTTTTCTTGCAACTACCAAAGTAATTCTGTCTTTGATATCAAGACCTATTTGAGATATAACATCTCCAGGTCCTTCAAAACCAGTAACTGATTGTATGTACATTTCAAGAGAAAAACTGTTGGAAAATGTACTTACAGTATCTTCGCCTAAAATCTCATCTAAATCTACCAATGATCTTGGTATGAAAATCATATCCTGTCCCATAGATTTTATAGTTTCTATGGTCAGATCTTCTACCAAGTCCTGTTCATTGGAATTTCCCTGACGAATGTATGGATTTGTTGCCATCTAATTATCCAGTTATGAAGTCCACGGGAAGTTCGTAACTTCTGAGTGCTTCTTGTTCTACTTGGAGAATTTCTGCATTTGCCTCTGCAACTATCTGCCCCCCTCGAAGCATTACGCCGCCAGGAAGTTGTACTCCGTCGAATTTGGAAAGGTTCTGACCCCACTGCCTCTTAAGAAGAGCAGTGAAATATTCTTTAAAATACCTGTCGTTGTATATCTCAGTGAATATTTCGGGATTTAAACCGACATAGGTTTCAAACATCAAATAATCACCAATATCCAATTCTTTGCCCCAGTCCATTGCAATATGAATTCTATTTGAAACTTTATTGAATGTTAGTGGTTTTTCTGGATTAAAGAGATCTTGAATTAGAGTGATGTATCTTTTTGTCGAATCATAGGAAGCCAAACCCAGAGAAGAGTTACCACCCAATCCCCTGTTTAAGCCAAAATAATCAGTAAGAGCCATCTGATATCTAACATCAAACATATTGATATTGGTGAAATCAGAGAATTGAAAAACCTTCAATACACTGACGATATCTTTTCCTGTTGGCTGATCATCAGCAGTTGACCCATTAATTGAACCAAACGAATTGCTACTGACATACCTGTTAGCAACATCTTGTGCTGTTATTTGATGCCTGAAATATGCCCGTTCAACACCGTCGAAGTGTCGCTCTCGAAAATATTCAAGTGCGTCTTCTACACGATCCTCGGCCTGTTCGTAATCAACATTTATTTCAATTACAGGCGAGCCGAGTCTTCTATAAGCATAATTAATCAAATCTTCCTTCGAGGAGATTTTAGCCATTTATTTGCTCCTTCAAAGTATGTATCTATAACTAATCTTCTATTTTTTCTTTTTCTAGGAGTTTCTTCAGTTCTTCGGGCATATCCGGCATAGAGACCTCTACTTGTTGCATTTCTTCGTATGGAATTTGCTCTATGTAATACCTTCTGGTCACTGGATCTGCCGACTCGTCCGGGTTACTTGCTTCGTAATTTGTAAATCCAGGCATTTGTAATGGACAGTTTAGTCTTGGATAATCCAATTTACTATATTCGCCACCTTCGTTCATCAGCCAGGTTCCTGGCTTATCTCCGCACCCACAGCCACCACAATACATCTTTCCCTCTTTTACTGTACTTTGCTTGAGATGTTCGCATGGCGGAAGTTCATTACCATCCCCCAAACAACTTAAAACTCTAAGTTGTTTTATGGGTTTAGTTGTTTTTTTGTTTGTTATTCCTCGGGAAGCGATCGAGGTTGCGAAACTTTTTACCATCGATACCTTGGACTGCCGGCTTTGCTCTACCTGTTTTCTGAATTCTTTTTTCGCTTCCTCGGGGGCTTTTCCCTGATCGTCACCCTTTTTGCAACCACAATCACCCATAGTTAATCTCCATTATTTTATAAGTATTCTTCTAAC